GTGGTTGCGCGGCGGGCATGCGTCGCGTAGGTCTCCTGGCCGGTCTCGGCGGCCAGCTTGCGGGCCTCTGATCGTCCCCGGTTGATGACGGTGTACATCAGCTGCCGGACGTGTTCCACGGCGGCCCAGTTGCGTAATGCCTGGTACACATCCCGGCCCGTGCAAGGCAGGTGCAGCTGGTCGCGCACGATCTCGGCCAGATAGTCCGGAGTTATCTCATAGCGTTGCATGGCATCATCAAGCAGGTGGATGGCCTTGTCCATCTCCGACCAGGTACGGTCCTTGACAGGCGCACAGCCAAGATAAGATGCCAGCCTATTATAGATAGGCACGTAGTGCTCCTGGGTGGCTTTGGTCAGTGACTCGGTGATCCCTGTGGCAGCCCAGACCTCGTCGTGCCTCCAATCCGTCAGAGACGGGAGGGGGCATCCCTGGGACTGGATACGCTTGTAGGCCTTGCCGGCCATAATGGACAGTACGGCAATCTGTCGCTTGGTAAGTGGCTTATTGCTCATGATCGGATTGTTATTCGGGATTTTGTAGAGCCTTGATCAGTTGTTGCCTCTGCTTGGGCGTCAGATAGACAAGAGTGGCAGTTGCTCCTCCTCTTTCAGTGCCTGTCCAGATAGCCAGCAGGATGCGGAAGCCATAGTCTTTAACCTCAATCTTGGTCATGCGCTGATTCTTTCTCCGGTATCGGTTTTTGGTTCTACCCAGTAAGCCTCCGTCTGCTCAATGCGCAACCCTAGGGAGGCCAGCCGCTCGTCATCCAGTTCGGCCTTGAGTTTATCCTTGTCGGGCTTGGGGTCGGAAACTTTGAGATAGGAGGTCAGGCCCATTTCCCTGATTCTGGCGCAGACGGCCCCCCAGGTGAATTTGCGGGAAAGCAGTACCAGGGTGGGGTTGCCCAGCCGCCAGCCCCAGCGGGCTTTGCCAGTTTCGCCGGACTTGGCATCTCCTTGCAACAGATTTTCCCGGTTGCGGGTGGCGTATTGCTCGGCCTGGGCCAGCTTGACGGCAATCTGGTTGTTGAGACCTTTAATCACGCCGCCGTATTCTTCACGGGCGGCCAGAATGGCCTTGTCCAGCTGGGCCTGTGCCTTGTCTCGCTTGACGGTCAGATCGGCAATCTTGTCCAGGCATTGTTCATATTCGGCCAATGTGGACAGCCCGGTGTTGCGTGTTGTTATTTTAGCCATTGTTGTGTGTGCGTTTTTTGTTAAGTGATTTTTGCTTGCGGTGGATTGTTTGGAGAACATCTTTCAATGTCCGTTTGGGGTCAGTAATCCAGTCATAGAATTCTTGTCCCTTGACCGGAATCCATACATCCCCAACCTGCTCTATCTTGATGGCAACTTTCCCAGGCCAGCGGGAATCGCAGTTTGTCCAAGCGTTACCAAGACCGGGGAAACGGTTTAATTCCATGCAGATTTTTGTGCAGATAGTTTCAAGTTCAATAGTCATTTTTTTTGTTCTCAAGATTCTTTCGTTGATGGCAATGCGCCATTTTATCTGTTTAGAGGAAAGGGTCCTCTTACGCCATGTTTCAGAATAAAATATATATTCAGTGTTATTAATAGTTTTGTTGATCAATGCTTCCCGTAAACATGATAGATTAAGCGGTTTAGTAATATCCTTCTGAACTCTCCGTATAGCGGGAAAATTTTTGGATACATTAATATTCAGAATTTTTTTCACACAACAGTTCCCTACAATGAGAGAAATTCCGTTGTGAATATTCCGGATTACACAATGTTCAATGATGAAATGGCCGCAAATACACGTTCCAAATTCTCCGTCTTCGGGAAAATACGTTTCTACGTGTCTCCATTCCAATTTAGCAAGGTGGAAATTTTGAGATACGGAACATGCCAGCAGTTTTGACTTGAATCGACGAATATGGGAATTATTCATTTTTTTCTTTTTTCTGTTCGTGAGGTATGCATGAAATGCGCCCTCACTATTCAGGAGCATTTTCAAAATACATTTTTTCCTCATATATATTTCCCTCTCGTCTCTTTCAGAAAACTGCCGGCTTCCTCATTTGGTCACTTTTCTGCCACTAGGTCTTTCATGATAGTTATGATGATCAAAGGTTAGTTTTTTCTTGCTGAATTATGGCTTCCCACAAGGAAAATCTCATCCTTGAGTAACCGTCCGAGCACAGTGTACGGCGTCGCCAAAGTGCCGCAGTTTTTATTGCTGTTGGTGTTGTTCATGATAGTGGAGTGGGTTAGTCATTTTGATCATCATGAAGGGCAATCAGGCGGTTAAGCTTTCCCAGCATGGCTTCCCTCTGATTTTCGGGAATGTTCACGGGCCAGTCCTGACCCGTGCAGATGATGTTCTTTAGTTTGTTCCTTTCTTCCCAATCCACCACGATGCGGGCGCATTTGCTGTCTGCCCGCATGGTGGAGGGGGTGATGTAGGTGCGGATGTCCAGCGAGCCGTTGGCATACCGGATCAGGGCAATATATAAAGGAGCGGGCATGGTCAGGAGGCAGTGGCCAGTTTTTCCAGTTGCTTGTGAACGGCTACAAAATAGCCCCACGTAAATTCCTTGCCGGCCTTGCGGGCGGTCGTGGCTCCGGAACGCATGCGCTTGGTATAACGCCCCAGGCCGTACTGCTTGACCATTTCCTGCACGATTTTGAGCGTGGCCGGGTCGGGGTCCGGCAAGCCGAACGCCTGCCAGACGCGCTGCTGGTCGGCATAGGTGATGTTCTTGGGCAAGTAGATATTGATGCCGCGCAGGATGGTCTGGCTCAACACACCTTCCCAGCTCGCGGGCATCCCATGCCATTTCACCTGTCCGTTTTTGGACTGGCCGGAAAGGGTTTTCCCCCATACATCCGTGCCTACCAGAGCCATGCCGCAATGCGTTTCATCATAGATTTCCCGCAGGGTTTCTATGGTTTTGAGGCCCCGCGCTCCGGTCATGCACACCTGATGCACTTCGTCAAAAATCAGGAGATGGGACGGAGTAACCGTCTGCTTGATGCGGTCCACCATCTTTTCATAGCGCAGGTTTTGCCCAAGGCCCAATTCACGGGCAATCAGGTTCACGACACGCAAGGCGGAAGGGGACGTGGGTATGCGTACCAGTACCACACGGCTGGTGTCGCAACCGGCTTGACGGTCGGCAATATCCTTGCGGCGCTTGTATTCTTCGCAGGCCCAGGTTTTGCCTATTTGCGGGTTCCCCACCAGGCTGACAATCTCCTGGTACTCCACGGAATATTCAAAAGCCTGGCTGATTTTGCGGAATATGTCCGTATCAACAAACGGGATGCCCGCAACCCATGTCTTGTTGTTGTACCTGCGCCGGAAGTTGGCAATGCTGTTCACTACCTGGTCCGGAGCTGCTTCACGGCTCTCATAAAAGAGTTTGGAAAGCGTGGAGGGGGAATACCCCACAGTCTCGGCGGTTTGCTTGAGCGTCCATTTTTCCTGTTTGGCCGTAGCCACCAGCCAGGCAAGCAAGTCCTTGGTTCGTGGATCGTAGCCGGATGCCGCCAGTGATGCGGCGTAATTGTCCCAGAGGGATTCGGTTGTTTCTATTGCGTCCATATTGTTATTGGTTTGGTTGTTGTTTGAAAAAAGAGCTTTAGCCGGGGATCATGTCTTCCAGGGAAAGGTGATATTCCGCTCCTGTTTCTGGCTCCGGTTCGTCTTCCCTGTCAGGCAAGGATGGAGCGGCGAACACGTCCACGCCGGGGGCAGAGGGGGCGCCGGGCAGCGCGTCCCGGTCATCCGGGAGGGCGTCAGGCTGCTGGCGCGCCAGACGGAGCACGGCATCATTGTGTTCCTTGAGCGCCGCCGCACTTTCCCTGGCGGGGGCATTGCGGACTTTGTAGTCCATCATCAGGTCAGCGCGGCGGGAAGCGATCAGGCCCATTTGGGATTTCACGGCATCCTCGTCATGCCTGGGCGCTGCCACGCTCAACGGAGCCGCCCCCAGGATGCCGCCGCGCTTGTCCAGCACGATCACCGTGTCCGGCTTGAACGGGTTGATCACGACATCATGCTTGTCGTCCGCCAGTTCATGGCGGCGCCCGTCGTCAAGGTCTGTATAATAGGCGTGGTAGATGCGCGGTTCCGGGGAAAGCGTCTTGTCCTGCAAGGTCATGTACCCCCGTTTGACGGTCAGGGTACGCACCTTTTCCGGCCCCAGCAGGGTGACGTACAGGTCCAGCGGTATGCGCCAGAGTTGCTTTTTACCCTGCTCCCACACAGCGGCGGGAGACAGGCGCGTTTCCCGGAGGCGCGAAGGATCGGCCAGCACCAGCGCGCGGATAGCCTGCCATGCCTGCAATTCCGCTTGTCCCCTGGTGGGATCGGGCAGTTTGTTTTCCGGCGTCCATACTCCTTCCGCCAGCGCGTACTCGCGGATCATGTGGCCGCATTCCCGCCAGCCTTCCAGCATGTGGTTGGTGCGGTTGTTGATGATGGCGTACACGTCCCGCAGAATCAGGCTGAACTGGTAAAAATCCAGGAAGGGGGATTTGATCATGTCGGCATACTCACCCAAGCGTGGCAGCGCCTTGCACAGCTGGTTCTGATAGGCGATCATGCCGTCGGTGCTTTCCGGCTGGCGGCGGTCGCGGCCTGACTGTCCGGGCAACGCCCCCAGTACATTGTGAATCAGGCTGTGCAGACATTCGATCATGGCCTTGTAGCGCGGATTACCCGCGCCGCGTCCGGCCCAGCCTCCCATCAGGGCGTTGCCGGCTCCGGTCATGCCGCCCATACCCACGCGGATCACGCCGCCCGTGCGGTCGTGAAGCGCGGCAATATATTTTTCGGATAGATTGGCCGTGCCGTGTTCCATCATCAGCAGGCAGCCATCCGGGTGGTAGCCGGTGGAATAAAGAATGTTGGCCAGGAAGAGGCGGAACATTTCATTGTCCAGGGCTTTCCGCTTTTTGGGATCATCCGGCAATGTCACAAAGGGCATGTGCCCCCAGTCAAACCGGCAGCCGGACGCAACGTCATGGGCGCCGAATTCCAGCACGCGCACAGGCTTGCCTGCAAAGGTGACGTAGTGGTCATGCCATACGTCGTCGAACATGTATTGACCTCCCACGGGCAGCCCTACGCGGGAAGTGCGCACGTAAGGCAGCACGGCAGCGGCGGCGCGCGATCCCCATTTGCCCTGCTGTTTTTCGGCCTTGGTGCGGGCCAGCACTTTGCGGAGATTGGCCGCCGAGCATCCGGGCGGCAATGTGGCCTTGGTCCAGTCCTCAAACCCCGGCACTTGTTCCCTGCCGGAAATGATGCGGTGCTGGATTTCCAGAATGCCCTGCTGCTCCGATCTCTGGTGCTTGTCCAGGATCGCCTTGCCCCAGGCAATGAAACGGGGGGAATGAACCCCCGTGTTGGCGGTGCGGGATTTAAGCGTGTTGCCATTTACCAAGGAACGCCAGTTGCCGGGGTCTTCACGCCAGGCATAGTATCTTTTTTTGGCAAGCCCCTTGCTGCATCCCATAGCCTTGGCCAGCCGGTCGATGATGCCACCCGTTCCGCAAATCGGCAGGCCGGAAGGCAAGTCGGAAAGGGCTGCCAGCCAGCAATAGACCCGGTCGCGGGTAGGCATGTCAAGTGCCAGCCAGTCTGGATCATGGGCAGGTACGGGTACTTTTTTCATAGTGGCTTATACTGCGGGGAAAGGAATTGAAGGGAGGCCCTCGCCGTTACCGGCAAACACATCCGCCACGGGGAGGCTGTCCAGATTGCTGGGCCTGTCTTGGGCGGATTTTCGGGCGGACTGTACCTGGTCCAGGGTGGAGCGCAGCACGATTTCCAGGGCGGCCAGGTCGTCCTTGTCCAACAAGGCGTGGCGGCCAAGGTCGCAGAACTCGCTCAAGTCCTGGCAAAGTTTGTTTTTTGCGTAGGTGGCCAGCTTCCGGGCTTCCGCGAGTTCCGCTTCCGGGTCGGTTTCTTTTTCCCTTGCCGGGCGTCCGTCAGGGTTGCCGGATGCCTGGAATCCGTGAGATTTGGGCGGAGTGACCACGCCAAAGTCAAAGTAGGCTTGCCGGAGGCTGTCGGCGTCGGACAGCTTGCCGATCTCTTCCAGCGTGCGGGCGTCTCGGCGGCCGCTTTCTATAAGCGCTACATCCACCGTGCCTAGCTTCCGGGCGCGCTTGAGCACTTCTCGGTAGAGTTTCATGTAGCGTTGAGCGGTCCTTTTGTCAAAAACGACACATGTGTCGTTTTTGGTGAATAAAGCTTTCCACTCTCCGTGCTGGGCTGCCGCTTTCATGCGTGCGAGCAACCCGCCCAGTACTACCGCAGTCATCCAGCGTTTCTGTTCAAGGGTTTGAATTTGCCCAGTCAATCCGGTGATCTGGCCGTGCAGCGCGTTGGCCCGGACGATTGCAATTTCCCAATCCCGGTTGGTAGTTGTCACCTCATTTTGAGGCATGATCTGAATCTCATATTTCATCTTTGAATTTTCTGAAAGCGATTTTGATTTTGCGCATGGCGGCGCGCTCAATGCTGAAAACCCGTTGCCGGGTCAGGCCCAGATAGAGGCCAATTTCCCGTTGCGTCAGGCTGCCGGCATGATCCAGGCCATAATGACGCCGGAATTCCGGCACCCGCCAGAGGGCCTGCCAAATGGCCCATTCTTCCTCCGTCATGGGGGTGTTCATGTTCACGTCGGCCTCAGGTTGCATGGCGTTACTTGGTGAGGGGTACAGGCAATACGGCGGTGCGGCCATCCTTGAGGCCCTCGCGGACCTGGGCGGCTTCCTTGTCCAGGCAATACACCACCGCCCAGGCCACCAGCCAGCCCATCAGGGCCATAACGGCAACGGCTCCAGCAAATTTTGCAATGTCCCGCATAGTGATATTGATGTTAATGGCGGAGGCGTTCAGGAAGCTTGCTAATCCTGTCCAGCAGAGCTTTACTCTGTCTTATCCCTGTGAGGACGCTGGCCAAGTGCTGGTAACAGACACCTAATTCCGGGGCGGCTGTTCTATAGCTCCAGCCCTTGTCCTTGAGTTCTTGCCGTGCTTTCACCAGATTCCCGGTCAGGGCTTTGGCCTTGTGTTTCTCTTGTGCTCGTGCGAACATAAGAAATCAGATATACGATTTATGAATTAAGGGCAAGAAAGAAATATCATAATTATGAATTTTTCTCACAGACTGATGGAGGCGATGGTGCGGAAAGGCATTAACCAAAAAGAGCTTTCAGAAATTGCAAGTGTTCCTCAAGGAGCTATATCAAACTATTGTAATGAGAAAGGCATGCCATCCTCGGAGGTGCTTTACAGGCTATCAAAAGCACTGGAAGTGTCTATGGAATGGCTTATATCTGGAGAAACATCTCGCACAAAAGATCCTGCCCCGCAGGACAATCATTGGCGAGACCGCGCTCTCAAGTCTGAAGAGAAGCTGAAGATGCTGAAATCAGCCATGCAGGGGTGGCTGAAAAAAATTTAGCAAAAATGTTCGCGGGGGAACAGTTCTCTTGACATAACCAAAAAAAAATAAGAAGTTGCCGGAAATAATATGAGTGAAGAGATAGCTATGAAAGGATCTGAATACGAACTATCTGGTGATTTTTTTATCAAATTATCACACGATGGAGTTATGACATCACGTTCCTTAAGGGATGTTCTGAGCGGATTAGATAGCGTAATAAAAAGTTGTACTCCGATTCTTTCCGAGGTATATCAGGAACGGGTAGCATTGGAAGGGCTTGCCATTGGATCGATACAATCAGGTAGTTCTTGGTTAAAAAAACTCAAGTTTATTACTGAAAAAACTCTACCAGCATTGAATAGTATGGATCCAAAAATCGTTATTCCCATCTGTCTTGCCGCTGTCTTATGGAAGGGAATAGACGTTTTTAAAGAGGGCGGTAGAACGAATAATTTGATAGGAAATGATATCCGTATAGAAAACAATGCTCCCATCATTATTGGGGAAAATACGTCTCCACAACTCAAGGAAGTATTACTAAGACAATATCCAGGACGAGAAATGGAAATAGATGCGGTTTTAGAGGCTGTGGATAAAGCCTTGGAAAAAAAAGTTACATTGTTTGAATCAGCAAAAAAAGGATTAGTTAAATTAAAATCCCCTAATGGACAACCTGTTTCCGCAATTACTTTGGGAAATGAAGAAGAAGGGTCTGCATTACCGCCGCCAATTTTGACACAAGATCAGTTAAATTTTGTGCCTGATAAATACGAAGAGCCGGAACAAAAGGAGCAAAAAGCCTTTTTTGGTGGAGTCTTGTTAAACGTAACGCGAATGAGCAAGAGTAAGGAGAAAGTAAGTTGGTCAGCACAAGTAGAGGAGGATGAAAATATACCTTTACCTAAAACAGTAAAACAGCTCATTGTTGATTCACCAGAATTACAAAAAGAGATATTCGCCCACTCTCTAGATAGGCCTTTTCGTGCAGATATTTATGCTGTTTATATCAGAGATGGTAAGGGAAATCCTATTTATAAGAGATACATTTTAAAATCCATAGAATAAAGGATATTTGTAATTTGGAGAAAAATAGTAGGATGAAAACATGGCAGATATACACTCTAATTGGCCTTGCGGCATGTATAACCTTGATGCAAGCATGGACCACTTACCGTATGGTGCAATCAGAGGCTGTATTCCCAATGAAAGCAGTTCAATATCTAAAGAAGAAAGAGTTTGATAAACAGTTAAATACATCAAAAATAACTACTTATTACTGGAGAGCTGTCCCAAAAGATCAATTGACGGAAGAATATGTACAAGAAGAAATAGACAACGATGACCTTGTAAAAAAGGGGAGTGTTGATCGAGATACTGTTGAAGATAATCTCCACCAATTACTAGATCCTATTTACGATGAAGAATATGTCGGTACTTTGTACGAAACTGATAAAGATGTAGTTATCGTTTACAAGAAAACAGAAACAAGCCACGTTACCACGGAAGACTCTTTCTATCATGATCCTAATAATCCAGAGGATTGTGATCCGTTCAAATAATCTTTCCTACATTCCTCTTGCAAACCCCATGCAATGATATTGCATGGGGCTTTTGTATGGCCTGAAATATTGGAACAAGGCTGTTGCCCGTGTGTTATATTAAGCACATGGACGCAAATATCACTCGCTGGGTGAAGGGGGGGACTTGTGGAGTGACGGAGGCCGCCCGGATACTTGGTTACAGCCAGGACACCGTGCGCCGGATGATTGAGGACGGCGAATTGATCGGTTGGCGTGCCAGGCGCGGAGGCCGTAAATTTTTGATGTACAGGGCGCAAGTAAAAGATGTCGCATCCAGGGCACAGGCTCAGGCGGTGCAGTATGCGCGGGACATGCAGCAACTGACGCTTCCCCTTTAATTTTGCCGCAAATGCCGCAAATACAGCTTTTGCGGCAAACGCCGCATTTGCCGCAAACGCCGCAGCACCATCCGGCAAGTGGGCTAAACTGTCCACATGAACGACGCGCAAAAACAAGATTTTAGAGCTGTAACGGATAGTGGAACGCATGACGAACAAGCCCTCACCCTCCACCTCGCCGTAGAGAGGGCTCTGAGTATACTTGTCGTA